ACTCCAGAAAGGTTTTCAAGAACTTGAGGAGACTATAAAGTTAGAACAAGAACGAGAGCGTCAATTCACAGTTCTATCTAAGGAGATTACGAAACTCAATCATGAGATTTCTCAAAACAATACTAGGATTTCCCTCAACCAGAGACAAATCCGAGACCTTGAATCTGAAATTCAAACTATTACCCAAAACCTTGCAAACAGAAATACTGAGCATGAGAAGTTAGAAGAATTTCAAACCAATCTCCAAAAAACATTCGAAGACCTTTCAAAGAAAAAAGAAGAAATCGTTTATTACGATTTTGCCTATTCCTTACTCAAGGATGATGGCGTTAAAACGAAGATAATTAAGAAGTATCTTCCGTTCATAAATCAGCAGGTGAATCGTTATCTTCAGATGATGGATTTTTACATTAACTTCCATCTTGATGAGGAGTTTAACGAAACTGTAAAATCGCCCATTCACGAAGACTTTTCTTATAGTTCCTTCAGTGAGGGTGAAAAAATGAGAATCGACCTTGCCTTACTCTTCACTTGGAGAGAAGTTGCAAGAGTTAAAAACTCAGTCAATACTAATCTGCTGATTATGGATGAGGTCTTTGATTCTTCACTTGATGGATTTGGAACTGATGAGTTTCTTAAGATTATTCGTTATGTCATTAAGGATGCTAATATCTTTGTGATTTCTCATAAGGCAGAACTACATGACAAATTTGAAAGTGTCATAAGGTTCGAGAAGGTCAAGGGATTTTCCCGTATGATGTCCTCACAAGCACAAGACTAATGAACACTCCAAACTGGCAGCATCACAGCAAAAAGGGGCAGAAGAGGAAACTGAAACCGCAAGCACTCCGACAAGCAAAGGCACGTCGCCAAGCACTCAAGAATAAACACTCCGCAAGGGGTGTTTTTTTTATAAATATCTAAAAAGTCTTGGAAAAATGAGAGATCAAGAAATTGTCGGTCTTTGGGAAGCTTATAATCAGATTTACGAAGAAGTTGATACAAGAAGAGCACCAAAAGAGTTAGTTGATAGGTTAAATGCTTCTAGAGAAGGTTATATGGCACAGGATGGTCCCAATAAACCAGCATATGATGCCAAACAACGACTCTTAAAAAAGGCGAAAAAAAGAAGAGAAGATGTGAGAGAACAATCAGATCTCTATGATATTATCCTCTCACATCTTCTCGATGAAGGGTATAGTGAAGAAGAATCGAACCAAATTATGGTTTTAATTATTGAAAACCAAATGAATCCTCAGGAAGTAATTGGTAGAGGAATTGCTAATATGCTTGGATTTGATAGACCAAATCCAACTCAAGTTTTTGGAAGAGCATTTAAATCTGCCTTTATGAATAAACCTAAAACTGTTCAGGCACCAAAACCACCAAATCCCCCAAAAGTATCCCCAGTTGGTAAACCACCTTCTGGACAAAAACCACCCACAACCCAACCTAAACCAAATCCTTATAGACCTGGTGCTACAATCAGAGTAACTGGACCAGTGGATAAGCATCCTGAACTTGGAAGATTTGTGAATCAGGGAACAAGGCCTGCTCCACCTCCTAAACGTGGTCAAGGATTTTCTATTCCTGGTGGAAGATTGGGTGCTTTTACTGCAGGAATTCAAGCATACAATACCGCCGATGCAACTCCTAAAACCGCACCTAAGTTCCCAACAACTGCAAAAGAAGTTAAGAAGGGAGAAACATATTATGATCCTTCAACCAGAGTCGGATCTTCTCAGAGATTTGCACAAAGAGAAAAAGTTGGACCTAAGATTGTTGGAACTGGAAACGTAGGTACAGACGCACAATCTTTCGATAAAGCATATGGTGCGGCAAAGACTAAAGGTGGAATGGGATCTACTTTTAGTTGGAAAGGTAAGTCTTATAAAGTTGCTTAACATATAAATACTTAAAAGTTTTTTTATAACAATGGCGAGAAAATTAAATAAAGCAAAAAAACAAGAAGGTAGTTTACTTTCTAGACAAAGAGAGAAACTTGAATCTCAAAGGCGTGATGCTGAAACGGCAAGAAGGGATGCAAATGTTGCACAATATGAGAAAGAAAAGGCTGCAAGATCAAAAAAGAAGTATAGTTCTGATGTGAATCCTTATTTTAATCCTCGTTCAGTTCGTGAAGAAGTTCTTTCATATCTTCTTGATGAAGGTTTTGCATCTGATGAGAAATCCGCAGAGGCAATCATGGGCGCTATGAGTGAAGCATGGGTTGAGAGTATATGTGAATCGTTGATAGGAGATTTTGAATCTAAACAAAGACAGCAATCTGGATATAAAGGACCAGCAGGTAGTGTTAAAACTACTCCAGGATATAAATCTCCTATCGAAACACGAAATGATATTAAACCGGAAACGAGGCATCTTTTTTTACAGGCAAAAAATAAATCATCAAATGGTACTCAAACTGCTTGAGTCCACTTTCCAAACTGGCACACCAGGGGGGTCGCAAGACCTCCTTTTTTTGTATGATAAATAGTTGAACCTAATACGACGGCAATCTGTTAGGATGGTTAAGGCACTTTCGGGTGCCTTTTCCTGTATAAATACTTATGCCGTTGTATTAGAGTAGGATGAAAAATCCAAAAAGATTTTATACTTACGCTTATTTGCGTAAAGATGGAACTCCTTATTATATTGGTAAGGGCCAAAGAGATAGGGCATATAGTAAAAATCACATCAATATTTTTGTTCCACCAAAAGAACGGATTTTGTTTTTAAAGAAAAATCTTTTAGAAGAAGAGGCATTTAATCACGAAAAGTATATGATTGCTGTTTTTGGTAGAAAAGATTTGGGGACAGGTATTCTGCATAATAGGACAGAAGGTGGTGATGGAACATCAAATATAAGTGATATTACAAAGGAAAAAATGAGACAAAAAAAACTTGGTAAGTCCCTATCTCAAAAACATAGAGAAAAATTGAGTAAAGTTAGAAAGGGAAATAAAAGATGGAATAATGGTATAAAAGAAAAACTTTGTAAAGAATGTCCTGGTGATGGTTGGGTTCTTGGAAGAATTATATCAAACAAAGTAGGTGTTGAATATGGTAAATGGAATATTGGTAGAAAAGCAACACCAGAAACTTTAAAAAAACTTTCTAATAGAAGTATAAAATATGAATATACAATTCAAAGTCCTGATGAAAATATTTTCATTACTAATAATATGAAAAAATTTTGTGAAGAACATAATTTAACTGCTCGTTTAATGACTTCTGTTGCTCGTGGTAAGTATACAAACCATAAGGGTTGGAAGGTTGTGACAGTTGAGGAACTGGATAAAAAGGTGTGAAGCGTTTTAAAGTTACCGTATAATACTCACATATCGCACACAACCAAATGTCCGTTAAGTTTGAAGTCAAAGGGTCCCTTGCTCGTTTATTGGCGACGGAGGACCTTGTGGTGGAACATAAAAAGGTAGAAACTGCTTGTTTTAATGTCCATACAAGGGTATTGACCTTACCTATGTGGGAAAAAGCAAGTGATAATATTTACACCATGCTTGTCCTGCACGAAATTAGCCATGCCCTTTGGACCCCAAATTATGATTGGACTAAAGAATGTAAAGTCCCAGCGACTTTTGTAAATATTTGTGAGGATGTGCGTGTAGAAAAACTTTGTAAAAGAAAATATCCAGGTTCTCCTAAAAGTTTTTATAGTGGTTACAAAGAACTGTCCGATGCTGATTTCTTTCAACTGAATGATGATGACATTTCTACCTATAATCTTGCCGACCGAGCAAATCTTTATTTTAAGATTGGAAACTTTGTGTCTCTGGACTTCACTCCAGAAGAACAGGAAATCATCAATCTAATTGGTTTTAGTGAAACTTTTGCTGATGTTCTGATTGCCGCAGAAGAACTCTATAAGTATTGTAAACAGAAGAAGGAAGAAGAAACCAAGATCGAGTTGGATTCTCACGAAAATCAGACTTCTGGTTCTGGTAATAGTCCTGCTTCTGATTTTCTTGATCAGGAAGAAGGTGAGAATGATCAACCTGAAATGGAAAAAAGTGATGGTATGGGTGCTGCCGAGCAAGAGAATGGTGAGAACAAAAAACCACAACAGCAACAATCCGAAGGTGGAGAAACTTCAGATCCAGAGGTAAAAACTATGGATAATCTTGAGAAAGCACTCAAAGATCTTCTGTCTACTGATGGGAGTGAGAATGTTTATCTCGAACTTCCTAAACTGGATATGAAGCAGATTATTGGAAATAATTCTGATATTCACCATACCTGTAAAGTTCAGTGGGATGAATATCTTGAGAAACTAGGTTATTCTTACGAAGAGGTTTTTGGTGAAGTTGATAAAGAGTTTGTAGACTTCAAGCGTTCCGCACAGAAGGAAGTCAACTATCTGGTTAAAGAGTTTGAGTGTCGTAAAGCAGCAGACTCCTATGCCCGTGCTACAACTTCTCGCACTGGTGTTTTGGACTGCACCAAACTTCATACTTACAAATATAATGAAGACCTGTTCAGGAAAGTTACAACTCTTGCAAACGGTAAGAATCATGGTCTTGTGTTTATTCTGGATTGGTCTGGATCTATGCAGAATGTGATGCTGGATACTGTCAAGCAACTTTTTAATCTTGTTTGGTTCTGTAAAAAAGTATCCATCCCTTTTGAAGTCTATGCCTTTACGAATGATTATCCTGTTGCATCCTATGATGAGAATGGTAAGGCAACTCTTCGCCAATCTTCCTATCAGAAGCGTGATGGTTTGGTTCAAGTTGGCGATTGGTTCTCTTTGATGAATCTTCTTACCAGCAAGGTGAATGGTAAAACTCTTGATGATCAGATGAAAAACATTTTTCGTCTTGCAAAGGCATTCTTTGGTGGATACTATGCTCGATATAGTATTCCTACTGGACTTAATCTGTCTGGAACTCCTCTGAATGAGACTATGATTGCTTTGCATCAGATTCTTCCCAAATTCCAGAAAGAAAATAAACTCCAAAAGGTTCAGTGTGTGATTCTGACTGATGGGGAAGCAGCACCCCTAAAATATCATCGCGAGTTTCATCGTAAGTGGGAGGATGGTCCTTATATGGGTGTGAATCATATTGGACCTAATTCATTTTTGCGTGATCGTAAGACTGGAAACACATATTCATTTGGTGATGCTTGGTGGACATTCACCGATGTTCTTCTTCACAATCTTCGTGATAAGTTTTCTACCGTGAACTTTATTGGTATTCGCGTTCTTGAGTCCCGTGATGCTGGTTCCTTTATTCGCCGTTATTGTGGATATTATGGGGATGAGTATGATAAGGTAATGAATTCTTGGAAGAAAGAAAAGTCCTTCTCCATTAAGAGTTCTGGATATCATACTTACTTTGGACTTTCTGGATCTGCACTGTCTTCTGATAGTGAATTTGAGGTTGCCGAAGATGCAAATAAGACTCAAATCAAGAATGCCTTTGTGAAGAGTCTTAAATCCAAAAAAATGAACAAACGGGTTCTTGGTGAGTTTATTGAGTTGGTTGCATAATTTCCTAAATAAAACTAGGAAAAAAATCTAAAGGCATATGAACTCCGAACAAATCAAAGACATGCATCTTCTTTATAATGCAGTTTATGATGAAGAACTGCGAGAGCAATTCGAGGAATATAATAATACCATCTATGATGAGGACATTGTAGAAGTTGCAACTGAGTACTTCTATTCATATGGACTCAATGAGGATGGTATTGATATTCTGATTGAAAAAGTTGGTCTTGAATCCTTTGTAGAGTATGTTTATGATTTGTCGGAAGATCTTTATGTTCTTACCGAAGCAAGGAGAGCAAAAAAAAGAACTGGTGGCAAATCTTATGATGATGTAATGGCAGGAATTAATGAGAGAGAAGCAAAAGCAAAGGCAAAGAAGGAAGCAAAGAAAAACGCCTCCGAAGCAGCTTCTGAGAAAAAAGAAGTAGAAAGAAAAGAACCAGAATCCCGTGGTGCTGAGAGTGAAGCAAAGGCAGAGCAACCAAAATCGAAAAAACCAATTAGAGATGCAATTGCCAGACAAATTCTTGCTGGTATGAAGCGTCATCGTGAAGCAACTCAAACTGCTGGAAATATTGCTAGAGAAACTGGAAAGACCTTAGGTAAAATTGCTTCAGTAACCCATGAAGCAGGTCGTCGTGCAGGTGAGCATGTTAAGAAGCATGGTTTAAAATCACTTGCACATGAAGAAGTTGAAGCGTGGGTAAATGATCTTGTAGAAGAAGGTTATGATCTAAGTGAATATACTTGGGATGATATGGTGGAGATTTATGAATCTTCTTTTGATGTTGGGGAAGATCTCTACGACATCATCCTCTCACATCTTCTTGATGAAGGTTATGCTGAGTCTGTAGAACAGGCAGAAGTCATTATGGTGAATATGAGTGAAGAGTGGAAACAAGATATTGTTGAGGGGTTTAAACCAACTAATTATAATTCTGGTGGCGGAAGAAAACATAGGCAAATTAAAAAACAAATTGAAAAACTTAATAAATCCGGTAAGCATGGTGAAGCTATGGCAGTAGATATGGTGAATAGGTGGCAAGACGAACCTTCTGGGAGAGAGGAAAATCTACAAACATCGAGAAGAAATAAAATGAGACCAGATGCTCGTGCAAGAAGAGATGCCCAAAGAGATGAAAAAAATGATAGAAGAGGTCGTTAGAGACCACTTTCCAAACTGTCACAAGGGGCACTTACTTGCCCCTTTTTTGTCGCTATACTATGAGAGTTCAAGACAAAACAACCTAACTACATCATGCCTCGTAAAATTTCTGTGACTGACGAACAACTGATCGCTGATCTCCAATCTCTGTTTGGTTCTGATCTGAGTGCTGGCGATATTCGTGGTTATTGTGCTTCTCGTAATATGAATTATCAAACCGTAACTCGTCGTTTGGAACCTTTTAAAACTGATCGTGGTCGTTGGAATCTGGAAGTGACCCAAGAACGTGTTGAGCAGATTGAACGATCTTTCAGTGCTCCTGCAGTTCTTCCTGCTGCCGAACAAAACCTTATTCCTGATAAAGATGATACCTTCGTCAAGTTTGGTAATTTTAACGATATTAAAAAAATTATTTCTTCCAATCTTTTTTATCCAACGTTCATTACGGGTCTTTCGGGTAATGGTAAAACGTTCAGTATTGAGCAAGCGTGTGCTCAACTTAAGCGTGAATTGATTCGTGTCAACATCACCATTGAGACTGATGAGGATGACCTGATTGGTGGTTTCCGTCTTGTGAATGGTGAAACTGCCTGGCACAATGGTCCCGTGATTGAGGCACTGGAACGTGGTGCAATCCTTCTGTTGGATGAGATTGACCTTGCTTCTAACAAGATTCTGTGTCTTCAATCTGTTCTGGAAGGTAAGGGTGTCTTCCTCAAGAAAATCGGTAAGTTCGTCAAACCCGCTGCTGGATTTAACGTATTCGCCACCGCAAACACCAAGGGCAAGGGTTCTGATGACGGTAGGTTCATTGGCACCAACGTGCTCAACGAGGCGTTCCTGGAGCGTTTCCCTGTGACCTTTGAGCAGTCCTATCCTGCTCCTGCAACCGAGCAGAAGATCCTTGAAGGCATCGCTCTGGACCTTGGGGTGGAGGATCGTGACTTCTGCAAGCGTCTTTGCGATTGGTCAGATGTGATCCGTAAGACGTTTTACGATGGTGGTATTGAGGAAATCATCAGCACCCGCCGCCTGGTGCATATTATCCGTGCCTATAGTATCTTTAAGGATAAAGCAAAAGCACTTCAAGTTTGTATCAATCGGTTTGATGATGAAACTAAACAAGCATTTATGGAACTCTACGACAAAATTGATGTTAATTTTGAACTTCCTAAAGAAGAAAAATCCGAACCTGAACTGACCGTAGAGTATATTCCCTAATAAAACTTTTTACTGAAAAGTGTTATTCGTATAAATACTAATAGCACTTTTCAGTTTATTATGACGTATACAAAAGAACAAAGATCTGAATACAATAAAAAATACCGTCAAAAAATGACGGAAGAGCAAAAGGAATCAAAACGTCTTGCTGATAGAGAATATTATCATGCAAATAAAGAAAAATGTAATGAACGCAATTTACGTTATTATGAAAACCACAAAGAAAGAATAAAAGAAAACGGGGCAAAAAACAACAAAAAAAGAAGACAAAATTTAAGAGAACAAGCAAAACAAAAACTTGGTGGAAAATGTGTATGGTGTGAAACAACTAAAAATCTTGAGTTTGACCATATAGACCCAGCACAAAAAAAATTAACTATTGGAAAACTTGATTGCTCTCTTGACTTATGGTGGAAAGAAGTTGAAAAATGCCGTCTCTTATGTAAAACCTGTCATAAAAAACACAGTGATGCTGAAATGGCAGCAAAGCATCTTTATTGGATAAATCTTTCTTTTGAAGAACGACAAAAACTTATTCAGCAACAACTTGACCAACCCGCTACTTTCTGATATAATTGGGGAAGGTAAAAAATGTGCCTTCCCTTTATGATTGATTCAAATTTTACTATTACTATGACTGAAAACACAAATACTAATGGTTTCTGGAAATACAACGAAGATAAAATCCTGAAACAACTTGAAGAATATATTGCTGGTACTTATAATCAGCATTATGTTGATAGGACTGCTGGTGGAACAGAACAGACACTTGATAAAATCAAACACAATCGTCGTGAAGGTTTCTGTGCTGGCAACATTACTAAGTACACTGATCGTTATGACAGCAAAGGAACTCCTCGTGCTGACTTGTTCAAAGTTTTGCACTACACTATTCTTTTGATTAATCATCTCAACCT